CGTTGATCCGATGTGCCGCCATCTGCACTATCCAGTGGTGGGTTATAGCTAACCCGGCCCAGGAAGACAGACCACCCATAGGTTGTCCTACTTGATACCGATAGGGACCCGCGGAAATTTTCAATTTTTCGGCAACTTGTCCGTTAAACCAGAAATTTCTCTGAGTCATCATGCTTAACCAAGATTCTCCTATCTCCTTACCAGTTATGGTTTGGAGGATAGAAGCAGTCAAGGCAGCAGGAAGCCTATCAGTAGCAGCAGTAAGATCGAAAGAGAAAGCCATGTTGGCATTGATAGCCTTAACTTGGGATCTCCGAATCGAGGCATCCTGGTCAAACGTTCCATCATTAGGTATAAGCTTTAATAAAGCGAATAACTGATCATGGAGAGGAGCTAGAACAGATTGTGTAATTGAATCTAAAAGAGCGAACAGCCGGATTTTTCCAGCTGCTTCCTCTTTCAGAGCAAATTGCGACAATCCCTCTCCCTCCTCACCGTTCATACCATGAGCCCGTAAGGAAATCTTCCGTTGAAGCATATCATGCGGACATTGGAACTTTCTACCGGTTTTCACACCGGTTAACTCTTTTCCTTCCCAGGCTACAATTCTCTCTACCAATTGGTAGGAGTCTTGCAGTAGGGTAATGAATTCAGTTACTTTTGGTTGTACCGCATAAAGGTAGTATAACATTTCTTGCCAAAGGGCAGGTTGGTACTTGTTAAGTAAATAAACGTCTGTTAAGATTCCAGTTGCAGATACCTTTGAAGACGGCGAAGCCGATCTTGAAAGAATATATGTACTTGGAGTCAAAGACATGCGTCGGATTCTTTCGAATCCCTCCAAAGAGGCAAACCAATTTCTGGTTTCCGCTACTTTGAAGTATTCTCCTAACTTGAATATATTCCCAGTGAATGGTGAAGTAATGGTCGAGATTTTAAGCTCACCAGGTACTTTAAGAATCCGGTAAAGGTTGAATAAACCTAACCAGAATCTTATTTCCCGTTTATCCCCGTTTCTTATCATAGCCCTTTGTTGGGCTGGGATAATACGAGGTAAACCACCTGACATTCGAGAATATGCCAACTCACCCCCTAATGCAAGAAGGGAATTTAATCTATCTTGCCCTAACTCTTTTTGTAGCGCAACGCTAGAACATTTCAGCCATTTTACTGCTGATTTTGCTCCGTGCGCCGCTGCATACTTGAGAATAAAGGCGAAGAAGATTTTGGTTAATCTTATCCTGAAAGCTAGGTTAGTTGTTCTCCCTTGGCTAAGAATATTATTCAAAGCTAAAGGTTGAAACAATCTATCCCGGATGTTCGCCGAGAGTGGTATCATCTTATTAACGTTCATATAAGCAGTCTTTATGCTTTGAAGAAGATTAAAATTTTTCATTGCTAAAGATATAATAGTTATATTAATCGGAGTACAGTTTGCGACTTTTAAGGCTCGTTGTCCACTTGTTGGCCATTTCTAGCTTTTCTTGTTTCGAACTTGCTCCCAAATTAATGGTAAAGACGTTCCGTCTCCCGCTATGAAAGGACAGTAGCAACTTTTCAGTGTTACTTCTTTTCTCCCGGGCCAGTAAGTACTGCTTGAAGCAGATCCTTACTAGGGACTTCCTTATCTGGTTTGTTGTACTTAGAGAGTAAACCTACTCAATAACCGTACACTTCCATAGCTATTGCGAATATGATGATAATTGAGATTTCAGTTGTTCGGCTTATGCCGGACTGGAAATACTTTATCACACCTAACTCCTCGGTATGCACTTAGAGATTCCTTCAGGAGTCGTAATATGCACCGAGCGGAGCGCGGGGTAGGATCATTAAAGTTCCTTAGTATCATAAGTGTTGACCTCGTTACAAGAGGCTACACCAGCGCGCAACAGAGCTGTTAAAAGAGTTTCACCAATAATGGTTATTCTTAATCATGTTGGTTGCCGATGAAGCATTGCAAGTCAGTCGCTACTCTGGGGTACTTTGTACCTCTAATAACCCTCCCTACTTGGTTCCTGCTTACGTCTACTTTACCTCTGGAATAGGACCAAACGGTCCGGGCCCAGGCTAG